AACCTTCTAAAAACACCATCACTTAACTACACAAAAAAGAAGAAAATAAGCGCCAGATCCTTCGGGGTCTGGGGCAAAAAAGTACATATCTCTACTTGACGTATATGTACTGAGTGACTATACTAGGCACTCAACAACAAACAGGAGCGTTCAATGCCCAAAATTACTAATTTAACTAAAATGTTCCAATTGCAAAGAAAAGTCTTGACTTTAGAGCAACAACGTGCTAGACTAGACATCGAAATATCCAAAATAGGTATAGAAATCAATGGCTTACAGAAGCAAGATGGGAAAGCGACGCTCAAAGAGGCTATTTAGCCGAACCGCCAGCCGAACTCACCGTAAGAATTTAAATTCAGGTAGAGTGATGCGCGGCGGATATAGGATTTGACCTGTTACCACCCTATTAAGGCCCACCAAGAAATATCGGGTGGGCAATTAGGATTCGGGGACCCCCCGAGAGGTAAAGCGACTAAATCCGTCTGGATTCAATGCGGCCGATGTATCGGGTGCCGCTTAGATTATTCCAGACAATGGTCAGTACGCATAATGCATGAAGCTCAAATGCATGAAGAAAACTGCGTAATAACCCTGACCTACAATGACGATAATTTACCCCAAGGGGGAACACTCGTCATACAGCACTTTCAGAAATTCATGAAAAGGCTAAGAAACAACAACAGACATAAAAAAATCAGGTTCTACCACTGTGGAGAATACGCTGAGCTAGACGAAGATATAGGAAAACCACAGCTAGAATGTAAATTAGGTAGACCGCACTATCATGCCTGCCTATTCAATCATCAATTCAATGATCTAGAGTTACACGAAGAAAAGGAAACAGGCAATATATATACATCAGAAACTCTAAGCACCGTATGGGGCAAGGGTTTCGTAACAGTAATGGACTTAACATTAAAATCAGCTGGATACGTAGCAAGATATATAACCAAAAAAATAAACGGAGATAAATCAGATGAGCACTACCAGAAAGTATGTCCGATTACCGGGGAAATCACTCCGGTACAGAAGGAATACGCAACAATGTCCAGAAAACCAGGAATCGCAAGTGACTGGTACAAACAATTTAAGGGGGACGTCTTTCCATCAGATGACGTTATTGTACTTTCAAGCAATAGCTATCACCATGTTCCCACACCGAGATTCTACGACCGGCTGCTCGAACAAGAAAGCCCTGGACTTTATCAACAAATCAAAGATAAAAGAACGGCGTTCGCCGAACTTCACATTAGGGACAATACCCTTAAAAGACTAAAAGTAAGAGAGGTCTGTAAGACCCGACAAACAGAAAATCAACATAGGAATAAAATATGAACCAAAATATCTTCACCATATACGATAGCAAAGCACACGCATACCTGACGCCATTCTTTCTCCATAATCAAGACATGGCTATCAGGATATTCGCGGATTGTATCAACGATCAATCGCATCAATTCGGTAAACATCCGGAAGATTATACACTATTCCACATCGGCTCTTGGAGCGATGAGAAAGCAAAATTCTTAACAACCAATCCCATTTCATTGGGAACTGGTGTAGAATTCATAACAGCACCATTCACAGAAGACCAACAGGACTGGATAGATAAAAACCCAGATACGCCAATCGAGAGATTGCACACAGATCCACCAATAGGGCTAAATAAATCATGAGACATCAAAGATCATCATCACGTAAGTCAGTAATGACGCATCAATTCAGCCAAGTACCTAAGGCTGAAATACCACGCTCATCATTCGACAGATCAAGCGGGTATAAAACCACATTCGACGGAGGGCTATTAATACCATTCTTTCAAGATGAAGCCCTACCAGGAGATACATTTACCCTAAAAACAGCAGCACTAGCTAGGCTAGCTACACCAATATTCCCAGCAATGGACAACATGTTCATTGAAACGCAATTCTTTGCAGTCCCTATGAGACTACTATGGGACAACTGGGCTAAATTCATGGGGGAGCAAGACAACCCAGGAGACTCGACAGACTTTACAATTCCGCAAATAACAGCCCCAGCCGGAGGCTATAATAACGAAGTATTAGCGGATTACCTGGGTATACCAACATTCGTGCCAAATCTAACCCACTCGGCATTATGGCATAGGGCATACAGCCTAATATGGAACGAGTGGTACAGAGACCAAAACTTACAAGATTCAGTAGTCATATCTAAAGGGGATGGTCCTGACTTTCAGTCAGATCACCCAATTCAAAGACGTGGAAAGCGGCACGACTATTTTACGTCGAGCCTCCCATTTCCACAAAAGGGGGAATCGGTCCTCCTACCGCTAGGAACCTCAGCGGATATACACACTTCGGGAGACGTAGCGGCAAGCGTAGGCATATTCTCCGAAGGTGCAGATTCATTCCAAAATCTAAATACTTCAGCAGCGGTATTAACCGTAGACGGCGGAGACGTAAATGCTGAAGAGCAAAAACTATTTGCGGACTTAACAACTGCAACTGCAGCAACAATAAACGAGTTACGCCAATCCTTCCAGGTGCAGCGTTTACTCGAAAGAGACGCCAGGGGCGGTACTCGATTAATCGAGATAACAAAAGCCCATTTCGGCGTCTCATCACCAGACCTACGTGCTACACGCCCTGAGTACCTCGGTGGCGGTTCATCTCCGATTAACATACAGCCCATAGCACAAACATCAGAAACCGACCCAAGCGGCCCTGACGCATCACCACAGGCTAATCTAGCCGGAGTCGGAACAGGAATGTTCCAAAATCACGGTTTCACAAAGTCTTTCACGGAACACTGCATCATCCTAGGGATGGTGTCAGTACGTGCAGACTTAACATATCAGCAAGGCCTAAATCGTATGTATTCGCGTTTAACGCGATTCGATTTCTACTGGCCTGCGCTATCACATATCGGCGAGCAAGCCGTATTAAACAAAGAAATATTCGCCCAGGGAACCGGCGACCCCATAGCAGACGAAGAAACATGGGGATTTCAAGAAAGGTACGCAGAGTACCGATACAGACCCAGTCAAATAACTGGAAAATTCAGATCAAACGACCCAGAGACTCTAGACGCATGGCATCTAAGCCAAAACTTCCTAACACTACCGACACTTTCCGCCTCCTTTATCGAAGACGATCCACCGATCGACCGGATAATAGCGATAGCGGACGAACCACACTTCCTACTGGACGTGTATTTCAACTTAAGGTGCGCTAGACCTATGCCGTTATACGGCGTACCCGGAATGATCGACCATTTCTAATGGGACTATTCGATATAGTCAAGGAAGGAGCCGCCAGTGCACTTGGCGGCGGCCTGGTATCAGGCTTATTCTCGGCAAAGGCGGCTAGCCGATCGAGATCCTTCCAAAAGAAAATGTCCGATACAGCCCATCAGCGAGAAGTCGCTGACCTAAGGGCTGCCGGACTTAACCCGATTCTATCGGCAACTGGGGGACCTGGTGCTTCGACACCGGGGGGCGCAATGGCAGCAATGCCAAACTTTAGCGCCCTAGCTTTGGTAAAAGCGCAAACTAATAAAATAGATGCGGAAACCGATCTATTAAAATCAAAAACAGGAGTCATAGATCCCGCACAAGAAATTGGCGGAATACTAGGCTCCATGATTCGATCTGGTGTATCAACAGCCAAAGATGTAAATCGATGGATGAATAAAAACTACCAGGATGAATCAACAAAATCAAAATATAAATCTGGCGACGCCAGAAAAAAAGAGCCATTAACTATTAACGTAAACCCAAAGAGACGATAATGAAGCATACATGCAGATCAGCCTACGGCAAAAAAGCAAGGTTCGGAGACATTAAAATAACCGAACCGTCATTAACTAAGCAATCCTTTTCAAAGGAGTGCAATATAAACAACATAATGGCAAAATATCAAAAGACGGGAGCTATAGATCACGTCAATAAAAACGAGGCCAGCTATGGCTATGCCACTAGCAACGACTTCACAGCGAGTATGGAAATAGTCGCAAAAGGGCAAACAATGTTCAACGAACTGCCCTCATCAATACGAACTAAGTTCGAAAACGATCCCGCAAAATTCTTGGACTTCGTACAAGATAAAGACAATCTAAAAGAAATGCAGGAATTAGGGTTAGCGACGGTAAACGAGTTAGACGATAGTAAGCTACCCATTATCCCTGCAGAAAAGAGCGAAGCGATAATAAGCGAAGCAAAGGTATCCAATCAGGAATACCAACACGGGATCGACGAAAAAACAACTACCAAATCCGTGAAAACGGGTGCTTAAGGCCACAAGGACGTGGCCCCTAATAGCACCCGTGGAGCGGTAACCTTCTTAGAGCTACATCTAAGAAACCTTCTAAAAACACCATCACTTAACTACACAAAAAAGAAGAAAATAAGCGCCAGATCCTTCGGGGTCTGGGGCAAAAAAGTACATATCTCTACTTGACGTATATGTACTGAGTGACTATACTAGGCACTCAACAACAAACAG